GGCCACGACTTTGCCAGACGTGTACCCGGTGACGGACTGCAACGACTGCACCTTCAGCCTGGCCGTGCCAGACGTGTCGTGAAAGAGGGCGTCAACAGTGATGCGGCCGTCGATGCTCATGACGCAGACCACACCAACACGGTGTATTGCGTGGTGCCAGCAACTCCAGCGACAGAGATAGACTCCTGTTCGTCGAGGTTGCTTGTGCAGACGTGGCCTATAGAAACGAGATGCACGCTGCCATTGGATTGAGTCAGCCTGCCACCGTTTCCACTTGCATGAAAAACGACGTGGCCGTCGCTCGGAGCCACTGTCACCAAGTTGCCGGCAGCGTTTCTGTATGTTGTCGGTGCGAATTGCAGCGTGACCGCCGTGCTGCCGCACGTTCCGCTCCAGTAGGCCACGGTGCCAGACGCATAGGAGTCGGCATCCTGAATTGAGAGCACGTTGATTGCGTTGGTGCCGTCCTTGTCGTGGAACAAGGCGTCCACCGTAATTCGGCCGTCAATGCTCATCGGTACGATCCCCAGCGTTGCGAGTCGAGAAGCGACTTCACGCCGAACTCGATCTCTTTGCTGATGCTGCCGGTGAGCACGTTTGAGCGTGACTCGTACCAGTGCCCAACGAGCATCAGGATGGCGTGGCGGATTGCGGCTGGCACACTCGTGCCGCTGGCCCCGTAGCCGGCCCACCACGTCACAGCCACGGCGTTGTAGTCGTCGAGGTTGGCGGGCCACGTCCCGGCACGCAGCTGCCGCACCACGCCAGGCGTCGAGTTGCGGTCCACTCGGTACGCCGTCGTGGACAGCGTGGCCGTCGAGTCGTCGCCCAGCGTGTAGGTGAGCGACACCGCCGTGGCTGTGCCGCTCGTGGCAATCGGCGGCCGGGGTAGCTCGATCTCGTAGGGGAACGAGTCCAGCCGCATCGTCCACTGCGTGTTGATGAGCGTGCGGTCCAGGTACTGCTCGCACCACTCACGGGCCGCCGTGATCAGCGTCAAGATGTAGGAATCGTCGTCGCTGATGTCCACACGCAGATGGGCCTTGGCCTCGGATACCGAGACGGGCTCAACCGCCGGCGGCGTCGCTCTGGTCAGGCTGCGGTACTGCACGGGGGCGTCCTCGTTTCCTGGGCGTGGCGTCGGCCGTCTCGGCCCGGTGCTCGATGGCCGCCGTCTCGATGGTCTGCTGCTTGTCCTCGACGGCGATGCCTCGGCTGATCCAATCGTTCGCCATGCCGTCGGGAACGTCCGGCAGCACCTGGCCACGCTTGTAGTGCCGGTAGCTCATCAGCATCCTTATCTTCATGATTCCCCCACCCTCCATGCAGTTTCGGGCCGCTTGCTCGTACTGGTGAACTCATTCGCCCACTGGAACACGGGCGTGGTCAGGTTGCGGCCGGGCCACGTCACGACGTACTCGCCGTGTCCCAGCACGACCCGGGGCGAGACGAAGATCCGGTTGCCGCTCTCTCGCCAGTTCTTCCACCACCAGATGTCGGGATCTAGCCGGCCGTCGCCCCACGAACCCTCGGGGTCTGGCTTCGACCAGAACCACGGTTTCTTGGTTCGCTTGAGTGCGGCGGTGCTGATCACCGTGAGGCCGAAGTGGGCCGTGTCCACCTCTTGAATCGGCTCGGCAAACCACGACGGTGGCAGGCTCGTGTGCCCGGCATCCGGCGGCGAATCCAGCGTGCCCTTGAGCGTGAGCATGGGGCGGCCGTCTTCACGCTTGGTTTGCAGCCCAGTGATGGCGTCACACTGAAACGTCATCGCCATGGCAAAGAGCGTCTCCACGTCCTCCTTCGTAAAGAACGTGTCGTAGTCGATGGCCAGCAGATACTCGGCCTTGTCGATGAACTGCTCAAAGACCCGGGTGTTCACTTGGTCCCAGAAGCAGCCCGTGCCCAGCGTCGGCCGGATGCCCAGCGGCATCAGGGCCTGGGCCCAGGCAAAGAAGTTGCTGGTGAACCCCAGCCGGGGCATCGACAGCACGGCCTCGACTCGGATATCTACCTGCGTGTCACCGACACGGACGAGCATTGTGGCCCCTCAAATGGAAACGGCTGGCAGAGCGTAGAGCCCTGCCAGCCGTCCACTGTGCCGCATGTGTCAAGCGATCAGCCGCTGACGAGCGTGCCGACGTTCTTGGTGGCCGCCGAGAACGGAGCCTCTTCGGCACGGCCCAGACGGGCCACGCTCGAGATGGCAACCGTGTTGCCCGGCGAGGTGTAGAGCGTCAGATACCGACTCTTGCCACGCATGTCCACGTTGAACCGGGCGACGTGGCCAACGGCCGCCCCGGTCGTGGTGCCAGCCGCCACGGTGAAGTCGGTGCCGCCAACGAACCCGCTGATGTTCGTTTGGCCGGTGCCGGTCACGTCGTGCTGCGTCAGCCGGAGAACCGGAGCCGCATTGCTGGTGGTCGCCGTGAACGGCGAGTACACCACGTCGATGGAAACGTACTCGAAGCCGAGGGTGTCGATCTCGTGGCTGTGGGTGGCCGAGGCCGCCACACTCGCCGCCGCCTTGGCGTCCGTCTTCGTCGCTGCGATCTGGATCATGGGAGCAGTTCTCCGTGGAAGGTACTAGGTTCAGGACGCCGTCTTCAGAGCGATCACCGGGCCCGCCTCGGTCGTCGAGCCGAGCGAGTGGAACACCGCATTGGCACGCACGATGCCGGTGACGAGGGTCTGGTCATACTCGACCAGCCGCTCCTGGCTGACACGCAGGGCGTAACCCTGACGCAGGCCGAGGGCACCCGCCATCGCCAGGTCACCAAAGAGCACCTTGATCTTCGACGCATCCGTGCCCAGCGTGCTGTTCATCACATGCACGAGCGTCACAGGGTAGCCGAGGAACGTCAGGCCGAAGCCCTGTGCCACGCTGGCGTTGCCACCCTGGCCGAGATCCAGCCGCTGCATCGCAGCGTGGTAGCCGGCCGGCGAGATGTACCACCGGGCACCCGGCAGGGCGTAGCGGGGGCACTTGGCGAGCACGGCAAGGAAGTCTTCCTTGTCGAGCGTCTCGAACGAGTTGTTGCCGCTGGCCGCCGTCGCCACGCTGGCCGTGAACGGGGCGGTGTCGATCTTGACCGTTACGCCGTGGTGGCCGCCGAAGGCCGAGGTGCCAGTGCCGGTGAAGACCGCTTCGTCGAGGGCCTTGGCCACCGACAGCGAGTGCTCCTGGGCGATCAGGTCCGCAATGCCCACGCCGTCGGCCCACAGCTCGTTGCTGATCTTCGTGGCCACGCCGAACTTCTGAGCGACCAGCTGCACCTGCGTGCCGGTCATGTCGCTGTAGGTGAACTCGCTGCCTTCGCCGAGCCACGCACCGGTGACGCCGGTGAGCCGCTTCGGGATCATCAGCGTGTCCGACGCCATCGAGAAGTTCTGGAGGGCCGTGGGGGCCACTCCATAGGTCTCGACGTTGCGCAGAAGTTCCCCAGCGACTTCGTCCGGCACGCTGAACCCGCCGGTGCTGTTGACGCCTTCGACCATCGTGCGGCTCTCGACGCCGTGGTCAGCACACCACCGCCGGGCGTTGTCGTCGCCGGCGAACTTGGCACGCAGCCACATGCCGAAACGGTACGCCGTCTCGTGCGAGCGGAACGCCTTGAGCTTGCGGCCGTCCCGCACCGGCTCGATGCGATTCTCGACCGCACGCACCTCGGGGGCCGGCGAGCAACGCTCGGCAACGCTGCGGAGATTCTTGGCCGACTCGACCACCTTGACCTCGAAGTCGATCGAGGCGGCGAGCTTCTGGGCCCGCTCGGTCAGGCCGGTGAGCTCCGCATCACGGGACTCGAGATCAGCCTGGTTGTCGGTCTGCAGGGCCGTGAGCGAGTCGATCCGCTCGGCAACGTCGTTGGCTTCGGCGCGAAGAGTCGAGAGGCGGTCCATGTGTGATCTCCAGCGGCGTGATTGCCGATGGAGTCCACTGTGCCGCTACGCACCCGGCCTCTTGCAGAACCTCACTTGCGAAAGTGTTGTTTTCACAAACGCCACCGCACGAGCACCGCACCGTGGGCAACGCAGATACCGCTGCCGTTCATCGCCGCAGGCACGACTAGAACGGCACCGCAACTTCTCGCCGCAGGTGCAGCGGGCCTCAGACATTGCGGAGCCTCAGCATGGCGGCCCACGCCTGGGCGACGCCACGCAT